TAGGAACGCAGTTCCGTCATGATAGAAAAATGATAGGCGAAGCCTATACTATGATAGGGTCGCAGACCGTGATAGGTTTGACTAACTATGTTAGGTTATACTAACACTATTAGTATCTATTAACAATGTTAGTCTATACTAACTTTATTCATACAGTTAAACTAAGTTAGTCTATACTAACTATCGACTGCATGGATCAGGTATGGGATACACAGAATTATATATGAGGTGGTATGCAAAATCCGTGCCAATAATATTATTTCGTCAGGTTTGAATCAAATACTAATCAATTGTAGTACAAATTTATCTAAAATTTTAGGTAAAGTCGAAACTAATTTGATAGGTAATTAATTAAAATCAGGTCAAGTAGGGCCACGCGGTAGCCACGGCAGGGCTATACGTTATATATATACCGTTATACAAAATTATCGAAAATAGCTTGTCAACACCTTGATATAAAACAGTAAAATAATAGTACAAGAAGTCGGGGTATAGGGTAATATTCGTACCTTACTAATAAAACACTTGACAAACCAGTATATTCATGATATAATCACTTTTTAGTCGAGCATCAGCGAGACTATATACAGAGTATATATATTATACTATACTATACACTATATAAGTACTATATGTAAACACATATGTACTCTTTATTATATATAATATTGCTACTATGTGTAAACATTATTGTTATTAGTATAACTTTTTACTTGACAGTGATATATACATATGATATAATACGAAACTAATAAAACTGCGTACTTTTAATCTTTATCTTGAGGGGTTCGTGGTTAGAAGTATGACCTTCTAGGGTCCAGTGATTGCATTTAAAGGGGTTGAAGGTTAAGCAGTTACCTCCCCCTTTCTTTTATTAGGGTATAGACATGGCAAAAGAAACAGAAGAACAGATGCTAGAAAGACTAGCTAAGAGACATCCAGAGATATACAAAAAGTTACCTCCAAAACCCAAGCCTAATCCTAAAAACAAAAAGAAATCTAAGGAGGAAAGAAAAAAAGAATATCAAGAAGATTTAAAAAAAATAGATGAGTACCTTAAAAAACCAAGAAAACAAAAGTCAAATCAAATGGATCGTAGTAACCCAAGAGGTATTGATGTAAAGAATGGTGGTTTAGTACTACGAGTAACAAGAAAAGGACCATTATATAAAGGTAAGAAAAGTGGCCCCTACAGCTAAACGAAAGCGCAACTATAGGAAAGAGTATGATGAGTATCATGCTAAATCCGTACAAAAGAAACGTAGGGCAGGACGTAATGCTGCTAACAGTAAATTAAAACCACCGAAAGGTAAAGAAGTACATCATAAGAATGGCAATGCACAAGATAATAGGCGTAGTAATCTAGCCGTAATATCTAAGACAGCGAATAGGCGTATGCAGCCAAAGAGAAAACCTAGAAGAAAATGAGACATGGAAATAGTAGAGGTAGCGACAAGTATATGGCCCATCATATTCGGGATAATAACACTAATAGTAATTCTAGCTAAACTACACTCAGATACGGAGATCCTCAAGGAGAAAGTCCGTACCTTATTTGATTTATTTAATAGTATTGGTAAAGGAAAATAATGGCTCCTCCTAAATTAAGTCTTAGACAAAAACGAATGAAGAGTAGACTTAACGAAGTTGAGAAAAACTTTATTAATAGTACTACTGATGCTGATTTTGCTAGAAACTCAAAACTGTTACAGTCACTCCGTACTAAAGCTAAAGAGATGGGTTTGCCTACCAAAACAGACAAACAGTTAATTGAAAGTATAGATACTAACAGAAAAGATAAATTAAAACGAGGTAAAATAGCAGGATATCAAGAAGGTGTATATAATCCTAAAACAAAGAAAGTAGAATATGCCAGTGCTGTAGATGATCCTAACAGATATGATATAGTAAGTTTTGCTGATGATCTATCTACCATAGGTTTAGGTTTAACAGGTGCAGGACTAGCATATAAAATAGCTAAAAACCCTAAGTTAATAACACAATTACCAAAAAATGTACAAAAAGGTGTACGAGCAGCATATAACAAACTAAAAGGAAATAAAACAATGGCCCCTCCCAAATCCCCTAAAAAAGCAGTAGTAAATTTAACTCTATCTGCGGTATCTAAAGCACTAGGTTCAAAATTATCTAAACCTTCTTTTGAATATTTAAAAAGTTTACCTAAAATACAAAGAGATGCACTTTTACCTAAAGTTAATTCTGGATCATTAAACACTTTAAAAAAGATTAAAGACGCAACTGGAAAATTAGATAATAGTAAACTTATAAGTAATGTGAGTAAAACTCAAAATAAAGCAACTAAGGCTTTAAATAAAAGTAAAACTAAACCTAGCCCTAAAACAAGTAAAACAGACGGTAGAAGTGATATACAAACTAGAGCCAAATCAAGTGAACGTACTTCTACTAGAACAAGAAGTGTAGATGGAGAGCCAGTAAATTTAGGCGCAAATAGAGGAAAAGGTGGAAAATTTGCACCTAAAAGTCCTAAAAAAGACGATAATACTGTTCGTAATTTACTTACTTTAGGTATTATTGGTGGTACAGGTGCTGCTGTTGATGATTCATTGCGTAAAAAAGACGCTAAAACTGACTCTGAAACAGTTAGCGACAAGCGAAAAAAAGAAACTCAACTAGGTGTTAAGAAAACTAGAAAGCCTACAGGAGAAATGAATACTTCTACAAAGAAAAGTAAGAAAGATGAAATAGGAACAGAAGATCCTAGTTCTGCACCTACTAAAAAGAAAACTAAAATATCTGATTCTGGTGGTAGAGAAGATGCTAAAGCTAAAAATAAGACACCTAAAAGAAAACCTTTAGAGCAAGGTAAGCGTAAAATTAAAACAGACTTTGGTACAATAACTGTAGACTCTACTGATAAAGGTATGAGTAAGTTTAGTGGCTTTGACAATAGAGAAGAACTAGAAGCCGAAGAAGAAATGAACTTCCGTAAGGGTGGTATGGCTAAATACAAAAAAGGCGGTATGGCTAAAGCATTCGGTAAAGGTGGAATGTACAAAGGTGGTAAGAAAACATACGGAATGAAGTATGGTGGATTTACCAGAAGAGGTATGGGTAAGTGAAGACTAGCCTAACTGAAAAGGAAAGTTTATTCCTAGACGCTTTGTTTAACGATGCGAATGGTAACTTTCGGGCTGCTATGGATAGTGCAGGGTATTCTAAAGCAGAGTATCCTGCCAGAATAATTAAGAGGCTCAAAGATGAGATAATAGAACGAGCCGAATATGTACTAGCAGCCAATGCACCTAAAGCCGTACTGTCTATGGTCAACGTCATTGATGATCCTAGTGCATTAGGTAACAGGGAAAGACTAGCAGCGTCTAAAGAAGTATTAGACAGAGTAGGGTTAGTTCGTACTGAAAAGATAGAGCATAAGGGTACACCATCAGCCGTAGTAGTTTTACCGCCACTAAATAAAGACGAAGATGAAGACGAGGAGTAAGACTAAACCAATACCAGCCGTGGGTATAACGCCATATGGGTATGATCCAGCTAAGAAAGGTCAAGATAAGTCTTTCTATTACCCAGATGCAAAGGTACTGACCAAGCTAGAAGAAGCTATAGTAAAGATTAGAGAAGATCAACAACCAGTAAGAAAGGTCGCAGGGTGGTTAGAAAATGAAACCAATAGGAAATTATCTGCTACCAGATTACACAAACTTGCTTGGACGAAAGAAGAACTTGATGCTCGTAGAGAGAAAAGAGAAGCCAATCTCAATAAAGAACAGAAGAAAGTCAAGCGACTCAAGAATACAGTTAAACAGACTAGCATTAAAGCAGAACAGGCAAAACGTAGACTTAAAAAAGCCGTTGCTCAACCTAGTAGTGTAGAACAAGAGACATTTGAGTTTCCTAACGATACAATTGCACCAGAACAGGAAGTTGCATTTGAGCCTAATAAAGGTCCACAGACAGAGTTTCTGGCAGCAGGAGAACGAGAAGTATTTTATGGTGGGGCTAGAGGTGGTGGTAAAACCTATAGTCTACTAATAGCACCATTAAGGTTTGCACATAAACCTGCACATAGGGCATTACTATTGCGTAGGTCTATGCCAGAGTTAAGGGATGTTATCTTTCAAACACAACAGATATATCCTAAAGCATTTAAAGGTGCTAAGTTTAAGGCACAAGAAAACACTTGGCACTTTCCAAGTGGAGCAAGAATAGAGTTTGGATACTGTGAAAACTTACAAGATGCACTTAGATATCAGGGCCAATCATATACATGGATCGGTGTGGACGAGCTTCCGCAATATGGCAACTCAGATATATGGCATTTTCTTAGGTCATCGTTAAGAACAGTAGATACAAGTATACCTTTGCAGATGAGAGCAACTGGTAATCCAGGAAATATCGGATCTGCATGGGTTAAGAAGATGTTTATAGACCCTGCACCACACGGTAAAAGGTTTGTAGAAGAAGTAAGATTTACTGCTAATGGGCAAGAAATAGTATCTGGTATTAGTCGTAAGTTTATTGCAGCGTCAGTATGGGATAATCCGTACTTGACACAAGACCATAGTTATGTATCAATGTTGGGGTCACTACCAGAGGCCAAACGCCAACAGTTTTTATATGGGAATTGGGATGTTGTCGAGGATGGAGCGTTTCCAGAATTTGATAAAGATATTCACACGGTCGAAACATTTAAAGTACCTAGTGGATGGACTAAGATCAGATCATGCGACTTTGGCTATTCTTCTCATTCTGCTGTTCTTTGGGGAGCTATTGATTACGACGATGTTCTTTGGATCTATCGTGAGTTATATGTTAATAAACTAACAGCAGACAAGTTAGCATGGGCTATCTTAGACGCTGAAGAGGGTGATGGTAAGATATATGATGCTGTACTAGACAGTTCCTGTTGGGCCAAGCGAGGTGATGTAGGTCCATCTATTGCAGAAGCAATGAACAGAGAAGGATGTAGGTTTAGACCTTCTGACAGATCTCCAGGATCTAGAGTAGCAGGTAAGATAGAGATGCATAAGCGTCTACAGTTAGATGAAGATACAGAAGAACCTAAACTAATTATAATGGATAGTTGCCGTAACTTAATAAGTCAGCTACCTGCACTACCGTTAGATAAGCGTAACCCAGAGGATGTAGATACAAAGTCTGAAGATCACTTATATGACGCACTAAGGTATATGGTAATGTCAAGACCAATGAATAAGACTACAGCATGGGAAAACATCCCTAAACAACGCTGGAAACCTTCTGATAATATGTTTGGATACTAAATGGCTGATGATTTTTTAGATACTGATGAGAATACTGCACTAGAGGATTCTAATCAATCTACTGAATACGATGATCTTATAGGGTATATCGATAAGAAGTTTACGACTGCCAAGACTGCACGATATACAGATGAGGCACGATGGTTACAGTCCTATAGAAACTATAGAGGTATCTATGGTCCTGACGTTAAGTTTACAGATGCTGAGAAGTCTCGTGTCTTTATTAAGGTAACTAAAACAAAAGTACTAGCAGCGTTCAGTCAGCTATGTGATGTACTGTTTAGCCAGAATAGATTTCCAATTGGTGTCGAACCTACAACATTACCTGATGGTGTGGTTGAAGCTGCCCATATAGATCCTAAAAAACCTGCTGATATGGAGCAAGAGCCAGAAATGCCTGATCTTCCATTAGTGTATGGATTTAATGGTGATGGTAAAGACTTTAATGCTGGTGATACTGCTGATACACTACTAGCCAAGCTAGGTCCACTAGAAGATAAACTAAAAGGAATAGAAAATTTAGAAAAAGGGTTTGGTCAAACTCAATCGTCTATTACATTTGAACCAGCTATGATTGCTGCTAAGAAAATGGAGAAGAAGATTAGAGATCAGCTAGAAGAGTCAGCTGCTACCAAGCATCTTAGGTTCTCTGCATTTGAATGTGTCCTGTTTGGTACAGGTATAATGAAGGGTCCATTTGCTTTTAACAAGGAATATCCTAACTGGGGTGATGAGGGTGACTATGAGCCGTTAGTTAAGACTATACCTAAAGTAGAGTATACATCTATATGGAACTTCTACCCAGATCCTGATGCTATTAATATGGAAGACGCTATGTATGTTATCGAGCGTCACCGTATGACACGATCTCAGGTCAGAGCATTAAAGAAGCGTCCGTTCTTTAGAATGAAAGCAATAGAACGAGCCATAGAGTATGGTGAAGACTACACTCGTGAGTGGTGGGAAGATGACATAGAGTCAGATAGCTATGGCATAGACTCTGATGGTGGTGATTCCTACGGTGGAGTAGAAAGATTTGAGGTTGTAGAGTTCTGGGGTACAGTAGATACTGAGATAGCTAAAGAGGCAGGTATCAAACTACCAAAGGAACTAAGAAAGAAGGAAGAGATACAGATTAACTGTTGGGTATGTAATGATGAAATACTACGACTAGTAATAAATCCATTTACACCCAAGCGTATTCCGTACTGTTCCGCACCATACGAAATTAACCCATATAGTTTCTTTGGTATTGGTTTAGCTGAGAACATGGATGATACTCAGACATTGATGAATGGCTTTATGCGTCTTGCTGTTGATAATGCGGTATTGTCTGGTAACTTACTTATAGAAGTAGATGAGTCTAACCTAGTTCCAGGCCAAGATTTGACAGTATATCCAGGAAAAATTTTCAGGAGACAAGGTGGCGCACCAGGACAGGCTATCTTTGGTACTAAGTTTCCTAATGTAAGTAATGAGAATATGCAGTTGTTTGACAAGGCTAGGGTATTAGCTGATGAGTCAACTGGATTACCTTCTTACTCATATGGGCAAACAGGTGTTCAAGGTACTGGTAGGACCGCATCAGGTATCTCAATGCTAATGGGAGCAGCCACCAGTTCTATTCGTACAGTTATTAAGAATATAGATGACTATATGTTACGTCCTATGGGTGAAGCATTATTTGCATTTAATATGCAGTTTGACTTTGACTCAGAGATCAAAGGTGATTTAGAAGTTAGGGCTAGAGGTACAGAGAGCTTTATGAAGAATGAAGTTAGATCACAACGTCTAATAACATTCTTACAAATTGCAAGTAATCCTGTCCTCGCCCCATTTGCCAAGTTCCCATATATCATGAGGGAGATCGGTAGAACAATGGATCTGGATGTAGATAAGATTACAAACAATCCAGAAGAAGCAATGCGTCAGGCAGTACTAATGCAACAGATGCAACAACAGTCACAACCAGAAGGTCCACCAGCAGGAGCTAATCCAAATGATCCTACTGGAGGTGGAGGAGGTAATATAGGTGTAGGTACTGCTCCAGGACCAGGACAGCAAGGTTTCCCAACAGGTGGTGGAGCTAATGCTGGACAACAACAACGTAGACCTGCACCACAACAAGGAGCCGCTAATGCACCACAACCTCGCCCGAACACTCCTCCCGCTGGTCAACCAACCAGACTTCAATGATTTATTTCAGGAGTATATAGACAGTAAGATTAATGATACAATTAGAGAGTTTGAGCAAGGAGAGAATGAAGTGCAAATGTGGAAAGCTCAAGGTAAACTGCATATGTTAAGAAAGTTAAGAGATATGCAGATAGAAGTTAAAACAGCAGCAGATAGAAAGTACCCATAGCTATGAAAAACGATCCACCAGTAGGTTCAACACCATCAGAAGTAGCAGACGATATACCTGCAATGATCTCTGAGGGAGAATTTGTAATACCAGCAGATGTCGTAAGATATGTTGGACTAGATAAAATACGAGCAATGATGCAAGAGGCTAAACATGGTCTGGCTTGTATGGAGGATGAAGGACTTATAGTAGACGTAGATGAGGATGGTAGACCTCAGAAACCTCAAGAAGATCAGAAAGAAAAATCTGACGATAAAGTAGCAATAATAGAAACAGTACAAATAGAAAAGGTAGATCCCATGATGACTCAAATGGCAGAAGGTGGTATGACTGATAAAGACAGTCCAGTTAGTTCCCCTATACTTAATCCAGAAAATAAACCAGTAATGGCTGAAGGTGGTATGGTTATAGGACCAGACGGAAGTCTTAGAATGGCTATGCAAGAAGGTGGTATGCCTATGCAAATGGAAGGTATGATGATGGAAGAGATGCCATCTGAAGAACCTGAAATGGCTATGCCCCCTGAGTTAGCTGATGAGATGGCTCCCCAAGAAGCTGAACCAATGCCAGAAGCACCTATGATGAATGCTCCTGTAGCGCAAGAGTTTAATGGTGTACCTCATTTAATGGCTTACCTACAAGAAGATGAAATCAAAGCCCTACAAGAAACAGGTAGAGGATTGGATGAGAACGGTGAGCAAAAGCTAAGTCCAGAAGGTATACCAGTGTTTGAGGCTGAACCTGATTCACCTACAGGAGAAATGGGTGGAGGACCACCAGGAGGTTACGGTGGAGAAGGTCCAGACAATGATGTAGGAGATCCAGGAGGATCATCACAAGATGAAACAGAATTTAAAGAACTATCTAAAGAAATTAAAGAAGAACTAAGCCCAGAAAAAGAGGATAAAACCTATGTAGCTGGTGTAGGATTTATTGATAAGTATATTAAGGAACGTACTAGCAGACCTAACCCACTACAAGGTAAACCTGCCTATGCTGTAGCTACTGCTGCACAAGGTGGACTAATGAGAACTCCTATGTATCTTGATGAGGGTGGTTTTGTTCCAAATATAGATAAAGATGGAGAAATAAATGAAGCATCTCCT